CCTTGCACAAGGCGGCATACTGTGTCGCCTTGTTCGATGTTTTAACCTAGCAGAGAGACAAAAGATGAACTGCAACCGTTGCCACAATGGACCAATTGAGTTTATTTACCGCATCAATTGGACAGATCACCACTATTGTTCACAGTGTAACCTTGAGCACACCGTAGATATTAGACTACAGTCGGAACTAATTGACAGTAACCAGAAGCAAGTAGAAAGGCTTGGCGAATGAATAGACAACAGACAGAGAAGTTAACCGACGAAGAATTGTCCTATGCTTTGCAGGATATCAACAATACTTTCAGATTACATGATCATGGAACGCCTTATTATGATAAACTGTTGTCTGACTATGATCTAATCATCGAGGAGATGGGACATCGCTGCGCGCTTGAGTACCAAAAGAGGTACCTTGAAGGATAAAATATTTATTTTTCCGTACCCCTTGTAATTCAAAATTGACACACTATATACTCTATAGAGTACTCTATTAAGTCACTTTAAAAGAGTATCCAACAATACGATACAATATTGTACCAAATGAGAGGATTAAAATGGACAAAATCGATACCAGTTTGCTAGGTCTATCGACCACGTATGTCAGCCTAACGGCAGACGACATTGCCAAGATCGGTGCCGACACGCATCAGATTGCCTGTTTCGTCGGTGGCAAGGCGGTCATGGAGGAGGTCTCAGATGTACACAATGAGGATTAACACCAGTTCGCAAGATCGCGGCGACGCATATTCGTTTGCAGTGTCTGAAATAGGTCTGTCAGAGCTGGATAAACACAGCATTGCCAACCTGGTTTTCGATCACGATGCGATGATCAAGGCACTTGAAAAACTTGGCGTAATTGTTGAAAGGAAACAAAATGACACAGAAATCTAGTATTTTGGAACATCTCGAAACAGGTCGTTCACTCAGCCCTCTTAAGGCACTTGGTCTATACGGCTGCTACCGATTGGCCAGCCGGATCAATGACCTGCGCAAAGAGGGCCACAACATCGAGACAATGATACAGCAGGACGGTACTGGTCGTAATTACGCGCAGTATCGCCTGGTCGCATAGCGTGCGCTGCGCGATCTGTGACGCACCACTGTCTCCCACCCAGCCGCTGGAGAATGATCTCTGCGGCGAGTGCGGGCACGTGGTGCGCCGCGCCCTGGGTCAAACAGACCCCATTGAGACACTTTTGAAGGAGGACGAATGATGAACAAATACCAATGGAACTACTCAACAGATGCCAAATATGCGATGACGTTGGAGGAGTATGTGCTGAAATTGTGCGACGAGATCTGCGATCCGCTGGAGCATCTTGAAGAGTGCGACGGGGACATGATGATGTCGGAATATCGCAAACTGGTTGGCGGCGCGTGGCATTTAAGGCACCTAGTAAAACAGCTCAACGAGGAACTGTAGCCATGAAGCGCGATGAAATCCTCGTCACAGCCGGACAGCTTATCAATGGCGACCGTGCCAAGGACTATGGCGATGCTTACCTGAACCATATGCGCATCGCTGATTTCTGGAATAACTATCTGGATCACGATAGTAAAATTAAACCCACCGACGTGGCTGTTATGATGATGTTGGTCAAAATTGCACGAGTGATGCAAAGTTACACGGACGACAGTTTTGTCGATATGTGTGGGTACGCTGCATTAGCAGGGGAGATGTCCAGTGCTGACACTAAACGTCCTGACTACGGTTGATGTTTTAAAAATCACAGCTGTGGCAATGTGCCTGTTTTTATTTTTATACTATCTCAGGAAGGGTTAACAATGGACAGTAAGATTGAGCGAGATTATTTTGAACAGCTATACAAGGAGGGTTTGTCCCCCAGTGTCACGCAGTTTTTCTACGAGATGAGCCGCGTCAATCAGCGGAGTTTGTCATATTTTATGATAATGGCTCTTGAAGAATTGAACATGTACCTAGAGCAGCCAGCCCACTTTAACGTCGATTTAGACGACGACGAGGAGACACAGCACTGATGGATCAAATTGAATCCACCGCGATCAAGACGCACCAACCGTGTCAAAGTTGCGGCAGTAGTGATGCCCTCAGCATCTACGACGATGGGCATACGTACTGCTTCAGCTGCGAAGAGACACTCAGAGAGGTCAGCGAAATCGAACACCTAGATAACTACCGCAAGCCGCAACCTGATACCCCGTGGTCTGATCGCAGGATCAGCAAGGCGGTGTCTGATTTCTACGATGTCACGGTCAGCGATGTGGCAGTGATGTTCCCATACCACAGCCCGGACGGTATGAGAGCAGCGGAGAAGACCAGGCGGCAGGGTAAGATATTTTCAACTAGTGGGGACTTTAAAAATTGTACGCTGTTTGGGACGCACACACTGAGCAAAGCGTTGGGGACTAGTTCCAGCACACTAATCGTCACAGAAGGCGAGGCGGACGCCATGGCAGCGTTCCAGATGGCTAACTCTATCCAGCCCGCTGCCAATGAGATCAGCAAGCGGGGTAACAGCATAGTACACGCCTTGAGCTTGAAGAGCGGACAGGCAAGTGCTGAGAGAGACTTCAAGAACAATCTTGAGCTGCTGGAAACCTTCGACCGCGTGTTCATCTGCTTTGACGCTGAACCACAGGCGCAGGAACAGGCAGAGAGGTGCGCCAAGCTGCTCAAACCCGGCAAGGCGTTCATCGTTGAGCTAGAGCATAAGGACGCTTGCACGTATAGCTCCCGCAGCATGGAGCAAGAGTTCCTAGGCCATTTGAAGAATGCCAGCTGCTATACACCCAGCGGTATCAAGAACGCCGCATCAGACTTCGATGGTCTGTGGTCTGAACAGAACCTGCGGTCGATAGACTTCCCATTCCCCGGCCTACAGCAGAAAACATTAGGCGTTAGGTCTAGGGAGATCGTTACATGGGCAGCAGGTACAGGCGTAGGCAAGTCAAGTCTGCTCAGGGAGCTTCAACATCATTACCTTAAGGAAACGGACGTTAGCATAGGTATTATAGCCTTGGAGGAGTCCGTTGACCGTACCCGCAGAGGTATCTTGGCGGTTGAAGCAAGTGATAGACTACACCTGAACGAAGTATTCGAGAAGTATTCTAAAGAACAGATCAAAGAATACTTCGACACTACTTTAGGCACCGGAAGGGTGTTTATTTACGACCATTTTGGTAGCCTTGAGATGGAAGACCTGATCAACCGTGTACGGTACATGGTCGTTGGTCTAGACTGTAAGATCATTTTCATCGATCACCTGAGCATCTTGGTCAGTGGTCTGGATATCAATGACGAACGGAAAGCTATTGATCGCACCATGACGTTGCTCCGCCAGTTAACTGAGGAGACAGGCTGTGCGATACACTTGGTCACTCATCTGCGCAGGGCAAGCTCGGATCGTAGCCACGAAGAGGGCATGGAGGTCAACCTTGGACACCTTAGAGGATCGCATGGTATTGCACAGATCAGCGACACCGTGGTGAGCATGGAGAGAGACACGCAGAGTGACGATCCGATAGAGTGCAACACCACTACCCTGCGCGTACTGAAGTGTCGCTACACTGGTGACACAGGGGCATGTGACAAGCTGCTGTATGACAAATCGACGGGACGTTTGACAGCATTCAAGGAGAGCTTCTAGTGGCCGCGCAGAATATTACATACACTCCCAAGACCAAGGTACGCAGACGGGGCAGAACCAGGCCTCTCAATTACCGCAAGACTGCGGGTAAGCGTTCAGCATTTGCAGGACAGAAGAGCAAGAACAGGGGGCAGGGATGATACAAGTAGCTCTTATAGATCGCATGGGCAATGACCTGAGTGTGGTCAACGCTGCGCGGGTAAGCTTCAGCAAAGTCCATCTTGAGATGGAAACCGGCGATGAGAAGCTGATCAAGTACTTGGCAGATCACAACCACTGGTCCCCCTTTGCCCATACCAGTTTGCAATTCCACATCAGGGCACCTATTTTTGTAGCTCGCCAGCTTGCCAAGCACCAAGTAGGCTTGGTCTGGAACGAAGTGAGCCGCAGATATGTATCAGATGATCCTAGTTTTTATATTCCTGAAGAGTGGCGTGGATCACCGGAAGATAAGAAGCAAGGTTCTTCTGACAAGATCATAGACATTAACAAACACAACCTGATGAACGATCCTTACCAAGTGCTGGTTAAGAAATGCCTGTGGACGTACCAGCATCTACTGGAACTTGGCGTGGCACCTGAGCAAGCACGCATGGTTCTCCCCCAGAGCGCATACACAGAGTGGTACTGGACAGGATCGTTGTACGCATTCAGCCGTGTCTGTAAGTTAAGACAGGCGGACGATGCACAGGCAGAGACACGTCACGTTGCAGACCAGATATCGGAGCGGTGTAAGATAGACTTCCCCGTCAGCTGGAGACACTTGTGCGGGTAGTAATCTTGGACATAGAAACGGACGCCATAGACGCCACAATGATCCACTGTGTGGTCACCTTGGAAGACAAGGATATGCGCGTCTGGACCAGCCCCGTAGGCTTGTCTAGCTATTTAGAAGACGCTACCGTGGTTGCACATAATGGCCTAGGCTTCGACTATCCGGTGCTGGCTAAGCTTTGGGGCATACACCTGAAGTTCGATCAAATGGTAGACACCCTTGTTCTTTCCATGCTGGACAAACCTGATCGCGAAAAGGGACACAGCCTAAAGTCTTGGGGCATACGCCTTGGAGAACCTAAGCAAGACTTTGAAGATGACTTCAGCCGGTACACTCCCAAGATGCTGGAGTACTGCAAGCAGGACGTTGTGGTATGCAGTAAGGTACACCGAGTTCTGTCTGATCAGATGGTAGATTTTAGTGAGCAATCTGTAAGAGACGAACACCGTATGCGCATAGTGGCAGATCGCGTTAGCAAAAATGGTTTCAAACTGAACCTAGCTAAAGCCATAGAGTTGTACAACGGTATACAGATTGAGCAAGACAGTATCAGTACACGTTGCATAGAGATGTTTCCTCCTATCGTAGAAGAACGTCATTCTTTGAAGACGGGAAAGCGTTTGAAGGATAAGGTGACAGAGTTTAATCCTGCCAGTAGGCAACAGATAGCAACCAGGCTGATAGAGCTAGGGTGGAAACCTACTGCTCGAACGCCCAGTGGCAAGCCAAAGGTAGACGAGAAGACATTGAAAGTCTGCAATCTACCAGTGGCGCAGACATTAGCTAGATATTTTCTGCTACAGAAGCGTTCCGCATTGATCAAGGCGTGGATCAAGGCTTGTTCAGAACAAGGAAGGGTACACTGTAGGTATCGGACGTTAGGTGCTGTGACAAACCGCATGAGCTGCGTAAGTCCTAACTTGCAACAGGTTCCTGCGGTGCGCTCAGAGTACGGTACAGAGTGCAGGTCACTGTGGGAAGCTGGACAAGGCAAGGTGCTGCTAGACACTGACGCTGCGGGTCTTGAGCTACGTGTCTTGGCTCACTATATGAACGACCCTAAATTTACAAAGGAGGTACTGGAAGGTGACGTACACACAGCTAATCAACAGATGGCTGGTCTGGAAAATAGAGCGCAAGCTAAGACGTTCATCTACGCGCTTCTCTATGGAGCGGGAGACGCAAAGATCGGGAGTGTCGTTAACGGATCGGCCAAGGACGGGGCGGAACTTCGTCAGAGGTTTATGGCGAATATGCCAGCGTATAAGCGGTTGTCTGAAGCGGTGATGCGCAAGGGCCAGAGCCAAGGTAAGCTACTGGCACTGGACGGCAGGGTTCTTAGAGTACGCTCAGCCCATGCATCACTGAACACATTGATCCAAGGTAGCTCTGCGGTACTGATGAAGAAGTGGTTCATGTACGTAGACCACCACCTGAGAAGGAGAAAATTAGATGCCAAGATTGTAGCAATGGTGCATGACGAATTAGTTTTAGAAACGTCAGATAAAGATGTTGATTCAGCTAAGGACTGTGTTATACTATCTATACGTCAAGTTAACAAAGCGTACAATTTAAGCTGTGAACTAGACTGCGATGTTCAAACTGGAAACAACTGGAGCGAGATACACTAATGGCTAACTCATTTACATACCTTGAAGGCACAATGTTTTTCCCTTTCATCTTCGACAAGATGGACAAGTTCGACCGCTACAGTGTGGCACTTGGTCTTGAAGGTGACCAGGTTAAGAACGCCAAGAACATTGGCCTTACTGTTAAGCAGGACGACGGCAAGATGGACGGTATGGCCTATGTCCAGCTTAAGAGTAACTATAAGCCCCAGCTGTTCGACGCAGAGGGCAACGACTATGGCGGTCCCACCATGCTCAGCAGCGGTAGCAAGGCCGTGGTAAAGGTCAGCCAGCGCCCCTATAACAACAGTTTTGGTACTGGTATTACCACCTTTATGAACGCTGTTAAGATCACTGACCCGGTGGAGTTTGTCCCAGAGGGCAAGGGCTTTGACGAGAAGCCAAAGGCTGGAGCGGTGGACGATCTGAACGACGACGTTCCGTTCTAAGTGGGAGCGCCCAAGTACGGGCATTGGGACACTAGTCTGGTAGGCAGATTCAATCCGAACGACCACTTTGGATTTGTCTACCAGATTACCCACAAAGAGTCCGGCAAGAGTTATATAGGTTGCAAGCACCTGTATAGATATAAGAAGACAAAGAGAACAACGGAGAGTAATTGGAAATACTACTGCTCAAGTTCTAAATACTTAGCACCGGACATAGAGAAGCTAGGCAAGAGAGCTTTCAGTTTTGTTATACTTTTACTATGTAAAAACAAACGTGACCTGTACTACAACGAGATGAAAGTACAGGTTGATCTGGATGTTCTTGGGAGTGATGATTATTACAACAAGAATATTGGGGGTAAGCGGTTTTTCATGCCAGTTGAAAGCTACAAAAAAATATCTGGGATTAACCATCATAAATACGTAGGCCCCTTTACAATAACTTACGACAACGGTGTTGAGCACAGGGTTGAGGATATGTCTGTCGAAGAGTTTGCTGAGCGCCACGGGTATGGTGCAGGTAGCTTATCTAACGTCAGGTGCGGAAGACAAAACACACACAAAAACATAGTAAGCCTAAGATACGATGGCGACCCTGTGAAGGATACCACAGGGGTGCGGAACCCCGCGAATCAGGGGCCGTTTACTGTCACTTACAAAGATGGTTCTAGGCAGCGGGTTGAAGACATGAGCATGACAGAGTTTTGCAGACGCTACGGTTATCATTCTGGAAACTTCAGTGAAGTTAAAGACGGAAAACGCGCTTATCATAAAAACATAGTGAAGGTGAAACATGACAAAGACGATTGATACACTGGTAGATGACATCTACGACTTGGTGTCTAACGGTAAGAAGAAGCCAGACCAAGGGCTACTGTTTGAGCTAGGTGCTACTGTGATGGACTCCATGCGTAAACAGCTATGGGTCAGCCAAGCTGCACCTAACCCCAAGCTGCGTATGTCCAACATTGGAAAGCCTTGTAGTAGGGCATTGTGGTACGACATCAACGGCGATGACCAGGCTGAGAGCTTTACGCCACAGACCAAGCTCAAGTTCATTGTAGGTGACATTGTTGAAGCACTGTTGATCTACTTGGCTAAGGAAGCTGGACATTCTGTGACTGAGATGCAAGCCGAGATTGAGATAGACGACATCAAAGGACACATCGATTGTTTCATAGATGGTGAACTGGTCGATGTTAAGTCTGCCAGTGCATTCAGCATGAAGAAGTTCAAGAATGGTACGCTACCTGATGATGATGCTTTCGGTTATATCAGTCAGATCAGCGGCTATGCTAACGCCTTTGGCAAGAAGAGCGGTACGTTCTTGGCCTTTGATAAATCAGGCGGAGAGCTAGCAACCTATACGCATCACGAAATTGAAGATACCAGTGCCAAGATTGCCAGCATCAAGCACGATGTTGCCCTACCAGAGCCGCCTAAGAAACATTTTGATACGGTACTAGACAAGCAGTCTGGTCGCGCCAAGCTTGGTATCAATTGCTCATACTGTTCTCACAAGCAGACATGTTGGGGAGACGAACTGGAGACTAAGTTCCGCTCAGGTCGCCCGGTGTTCCTTGTTGGCAAAGAGAAAGTTAAACAGGAGGCACAAAGTGAACACGCTTTCTGAAGAACAGCTTCTGGATATTAGTCAAGCGTACAGTTGTGAAGAGATTGTAGATTTGCTGGACATAGACTCGCTGAAGCTGCTAGACTTATTGAGAGAAGAGCTAGCCGAGAACATTCATAAATTTAACTTAAGGCCGGTAGACTGCAATGACTTTTAAATCCAACGAGAACCCAATGTTCCGCTCCAAGTTTAGCGAGGATATATTCAAGCACAAGTATGCCCATGAAGGGTGCATGACTTGGCATGACTTAGCTAAGACTTTGGTAGACGATGTATGCGGTGACCTGCTCACAAAGGAAGAAGTAGATACTCTTACAGAGATGGTAAGAGAACTTAAGTTTATCCCCGGTGGTCGTTATCTGTACTACGCTGGTCGTCCTAACAAGTTCTTCAACAACTGCTACCTGTTGAAAGCAGAAGAGGACAGTCGTGAAGATTGGGCTAACCTTAGTTGGAAGTCCGAGTCCTGTCTGATGACAGGTGGTGGCATAGGTATTGATTATTCTATCTACCGTCCTGAAGGTTCTGGTCTTAGCAAGACAGGGGGATTGTCCAGTGGTCCTATCCCTAAGATGCAGATGATCAACGAAATTGGCCGAAGGGTTATGCAGGGTGGTTCTAGGCGGTCTGCCATCTATGCAAGCCTCAATTGGAAACACCGTGACATTGGTGCGTTCTTGTCGAGTAAGAACTGGTACGACATGGACGTTGGTCAGACAGGTTTCAACATAGGTCAGATTAAAGAACAGGACTTTAACTACAATGCTCCCCTAGATATGACCAACGTCAGTGTCAATTACGACACTGAGTGGTTGCTCAATTACTGGAAGACAGGGGAAGTAGGCCATACGTTTATGACCAATGTCAGACAGGCATTGAAAACAGCAGAGCCTGGTTTTAGCTTTAACTTCTTCGACAAAGAAGATGAGACACTCCGCAATGCCTGTACTGAGGTGACCAGCGCTGACGATAGCGACGTGTGCAACCTTGGTTCTATCAATATGGGTCGCATCAGTGGCCTTAAGGAGTTTAGTCAGACGGTAGAATTGGCGACCAAGTTCCTGATCTGCGGTACGATGAAAGCTAAACTGCCTTATGATAAGGTGTATGAGACGCGAGAGAAGAACCGTAGGCTTGGTCTAGGTCTGATGGGTATGCACGAGTGGCTTATCAAGAAGGGTCAGAAGTATGAAGTCAGCAATGAGCTGCACCAGTGGCTCTCTGTGTACAAAGGTGTCAGCGATAAGGTCAGTAGAGAAACGGCTGATCAATTCAGCATCACTCGCCCTGTTGCTAACCGGGCTATCGCTCCTACTGGCAGCATTGGTATTCTTGCTGGTACTTCTACTGGTGTTGAGCCTATCTTCGCTGTGTCGTACAAGCGTAGGTACCTTAAGGGCGGTAGCAAGTGGCACTACCAGTACGTGGTAGACAGTGCAGCGCAGGAGATCATTGACCTCTATGGTACCAACCCTGAGAACATTGAATCTGCCCTAGACTTAGCCAGTGATTATAAACGCAGGATGAAGTTTCAAGCTGATGTACAAGATTATGTTGACATGTCTATCAGTAGCACGATCAATCTGCCTGAGTGGGGCAGCAAGCTTAACAATGAAGACACTGTTGAGGACTTTGCTAATACTCTTGCTAGTTATGCCCACAGGCTGCGAGGTTTCACCGTGTACCCTGACGGATGTAGAGGAGGACAACCACTTAGCAGTGTGCCTTATAGTGAGGCTGTAGACAAGCTGGGTGAGGAGTTTGAGGAAGGGCTAGAGACACATGACATCTGTGACATCACGGGTCACGGTGGAAGCTGTGGGGTCTAAGAGTCCCTGCGTGAACGTATGTCAGCTAGAAAACAGGGTATACAATATGATCTGTATAGGTTGTCTAAGAACGCAAGAGGAGATTGCAGATTGGATGATCTATACAGACCTGGAAAAAGACAAAGTTCTACGGAGAATTAAAAATGTACGGTAGTGTATTTAGATCCGGCGAGGAGACAGGCACAGATGATTTTACCCCAGAGTTCTGTCAAGCTATAATTAAACTAGCAGATAACTTGACTGAACAAGAGGCCATGGTCAACGGCGGTGCCAAGATAGAACAAATTAGGAACAACTCTATGTTTGGCATAGATGATCCTAATTTTATACAGACTGTTTTGTACAGTGTCTTAGCCGCGAACTTGCAGCAAGGTTGGAACTTCGATATCCATGGTGTACAACCGCTCCAGCTTAGTAAGTACACGGTGGGGGAGAAGTACTCTTGGCACATGGACTATGACCACAGAGAACAAGCTAGAAAGCTTACGTTCAACGTTGTGCTCAACGACGACTACGAAGGGGGAGACTTCCAGTTCAGCTGGGGGTCTCCCAGTGCTCCTTACAGGAAGAGAGTGATCAAAGAAGAAGCCATGAAGACACCCGGCAGGATTGTCATCTTCCCCAGCTACTACTACCATAGGGTAACACCAGTGACTAAGGGTGTGCGCTATAGCCTAACAGGCTGGGCGCATGGCCCTGCGTTTAAATAGAAGTGTCGTGACCAAACTGAACGTGTTCACAAAACGCTGCCCAGCTTTTAAACTGTCCTACTTTCCGCCGCTCTTCCATAACTGATCTGACGGTTTCTACATTAGGGCATTCACTAACTTCTGCAACATTGTTATCGAATGATCCATCGTTGTTCCATAACAAAATGATCAGCATAATTTTAACTGTTACTGTCATAGCTACTCCATATCTATTGTTGGCTTTGCCCACCCACTCGTTGCAAATCCAGTAGTTCTTTTGTACATATTCTTACACTGACAATCGCCGCAGTCGCACTGAGGACAAGGCTCTGAACAGTGGCACTTCTTTCCGCAAGTACAATCTACGCAGAAGTTATCTGTGGGATTATTTTGCATTCTTCACCATTGAAGCACCAAAGTACAGACCGACAATTGCACTGAGCAAATGTGTGTCTAGTGGCGTGATCACCAAACCTTTCAAAGCTTGCCACTTTACAAGCTCCGTCCCCTCAGTGATGAACAAGAAACCAGGGTTCCACTCTGTGTAACCTACGGTCACAGGTATCTCAGGCCAAATCACTGCTATCACTTTGGGCCATACTACGATAGCTCCCACGGCAGACAGAGCAATGATCCTGCGAGTTATTTGAAAGCCCTTGTTCTCATACCTGCGGGCCAAGTCTGTGGCCTCTGACTGTGCAGACAAGCCCTCTATGGCCCTGCTAAAAGCTTCTTGCTTGGCCTTCTGGCTTTGACTGAACAGTGTCATAACACCGCCTAGCAAGCCTGAGCCTAGCATTGTGATTAGTTCAAAGGGTATACCCATCAGTCTGCCTTTCTGGTGTCTGACACAGGTGGATGTTTGCCATTGTGCATGGAATAAAGTCGGTCACAAGATTTTTCTAACTGTTTGACATTAGTCAAAAGCTCTGCTAGCTGCATCTGATCTCTTCGAAGGTTCTCAGGACTTGCCATCTTTGCCAAGATATCTATCCTCTGTTGCTGCGTCTCAGTCAACGTAGCCAGCCTGTCTTCACGACTGTCCATTTTACGCATCCGTTGTTCCATGTCTTGTAGCTTTTCTACAAGCTGTTTGATTTGCATCTTAGCCACAGCACTGGCCCCTGCTACGCTGAACAGGATACCGGCAATTGTGACAACAAGGCGTATGTCTATGCCGCCTTCCATTTAGAAAGCATCCATGCCTTGTGTATCAAGCATAGGGTTTATAGTATTTTTCTGGATAATCTTTCTTAGATCACTTCTCGACGTAGGAGTTTTTTTAAGTGTTCCCGTTAAGTAGTCAGCCTCGGCATCTCTCCTAGTTTGGTAGTCGTTACTTTTCGTAAAATTACGAAGCTCTTTTTCTATTGCAGGAACTTCACCAGAAGTAATCGCCGTCCATAACTTTGGAGAACTGTTTGCACCATACTGAAACAAGGCGCTTACTACAGGCGTTGCCATCCACTTAGGAAGATCGTCAAAGTTGCTTGGAAGATTTGCAGCTTTTTTAGAAGACTTCCATCTTTTTTTAATTGTATCAATCTCAGAATCTTTTGTAATTTTATTGATCTTTATGGCTTCTTCTTTTGTAAGACCAAGCGGTTCTGCCTTTAGTTTGTTAGCTGCCGCAGTTCCCTTTAGACCAAAATACGGGGACAGTTTATCTCTGATTGACTTATCAAGTTCTGAAAAGTAAGCTGCGTTTTTTGAACCAAGGTCTACGCCGGTTCCTATTGTTACACCAGATTTGCCTAGTATTTTGCCTTGCTTGTTTTTCGGAATATACCCGTTTATTCTGTTTCCTTCAAGAGCGCCAATAAATTCCCAGTCTACATTCCCAGTAGCAACTTCAGGAGCAGCTTGGGCAGCTACAGGAGCAGCCTGATCGGGAGACATACCAAGAAGACCACGGGCCTCCTGCATGGTAGGCATCTGCTCGTCATAGATTTTTTCAAACCCTCTGCCAATTTGACTTACAATGTCTAAAAGTCCTTGAGCCATTATCTTTCATCCTTTAAGCGCTTGTTGTACTTTTCAGCTCCACCTAGGAACCAGTTGTATAGCAATGGTCCTATAACTGGGATAGCCCTAGCAGTGCTTTCAAGATTAGGATCATCTTGCAGAGGAGCAGCGCCAAGTTTGAAAGCAGCATCTACAATAGGTGTGGCAGGGGTAATTAAGTTTACAGCAGCTTCTGTTATTTCACCTTTGCTAAGATATTTATCAGATGCGTATTTATTGATACCAAAAATTCCTGTCAAGGCCCACAAAGCATCCCCAGGAATATCCTCAACATACACATCTCGCCCTAGGAGAATATCTTTTACAGTCTTTGTAGTTAAACCCGCAGCAGAATAATACGCTGAGAGAACGGCTGCTTTCTTAATAGCCTCGACCTTATTACCCTTCTTGTATTCCTGCACTACTTCTTTACGAACAATGTCAATTTGTTTTATTGTAAACGATTTAAGAGAATATAAAATCCTGCCATTAGGATGGTCTAGGTAAGGCTGCGGCATTTCAAGCATCGTAATGGGCTGTATGTTAGACAACTCATCAAAGGAATGTGCCTTTACAAAGTCAGTAACCTTTCCTGTTTTAAGATCAGCCACCAAGGCTTCTATATCGTCTCCGTAGTACTTGCCCCATTTTTCTCTGAAGGCTGCTTCACCCTTAGCAGTTTTAACTTTTTTAAAATTATTCCTTAAGGTAGCATTGACGTAAGTCTCTTTGCCAAGCCTATCTATAGCTTTAAATCCGCTAACCTTAAATAATTTATTCAGAAGCTTAGAGGTCTTTCTCATGTCTGAAAATTCTTGAGCTACAGTGTCGATACCAAAGTCTACCATTTTGATGTTTTTAGTACCAAACATGCTAGCTATAGTGTTCCTCATTCCGCCTAGACCCGCTGAGATAGCTAAGTCACCAAACTGAGTAATTGCACTAATAGGATTAGCAATAGTACCTAAGTAACCTAAGTCACGTACGGTTCCTGAAAGACTGCCCGCGCTTTGCTCTCCACCTATGAATCGAGATTTAACCAAACTTAGTAGTTCATCCGCTTGGTCTGCTGTGATATTGCCGTCGTCTATTTCCTGTTGTACAAGCTTACCAGCAGACATGTCCAAGTCTGCTGCTCCACTGGGACTCTTTGTAAAGCTCTGACCAAAGTATTTGCGACGTTCTATATCGTTTACAGCCTTTCGCATATACATGTGCAACGACTCTTCTGGAGGGGCGTAGAACTTAAGCAGATTATCATCTACTGATTGAATTGTCCTAGGCTGCAAGAAGCTTGGTTTGTTATCTACAACTTTAAGAGTGTATCCTCTGAGAACTTTATCTGTTATGTTGGATTTAG